TGGGCTATCATGTCTGCATGCTTTTTGACACTAAACGTTTCAACATATTCATAATGAGGATTGGAAAGAGCGTTAACTCGGTCCCACCGTTCATCAAATGTCATACCTAAATTCTTGAGATCAAAGAAGTCAAAGACGTAGAACTTGAGCTTCAAGGGGTCAGTCTTGAAAGTGCTCGTGAGTTCCTCAAAGTTGAGGTTGGGGTCAAAGGCTTCACCATCGACATATTGACCCTCTTTGAGTCCCTCACCGAGAATCTCGGTGCCTGGTACAATCTTACCAGTCCTAGAGATACCCCCATCCTTGGAGACAAGTAGGCGGACACCGTCAAGTTTGGGTTGAACGTAGAACGGCTCGGAGATGTATTTCTTGCGATCTTCCCACTTGTTGGCGAGCATAGGCAACACTTGGTTGCACTTAATGTGTTCATTGTTCCACATGGTTTGTGCCCGAGCAAGAGCCTTTTCATAACCAGTCTTGACATTGGTTCGTGACTCAGAAAACTTTTCATTCCCCACAACACCAGAGATCTTCACGATGTCTGCAGTTCCATCTCCCAAATCTTCGACTTTGATGTCAATGTAGCGGTCGTTACCATGTTTATCTTGTCTGATAAGGCGTTCCATTGTGCAATATGCGGATAATTAAATTCTCAACTTTAAATAGATGTCAGAATTACCCATTATAAACTATGGCAGAATGGAACGACTTAGGCCTCCAGAAAGTACAACAGTGCAAATGAACTTGAACACTTTTTGTGTTATTCTTATAATTATATGTATATTAGCGTTGTATAAACGCTCAGTTGGGATTACTCAAGCGCGTGAACGATTCCATACTTGAGACAATCTTTTGGGGAAAGGTAAATATCCTTCCTCATCAACTTTTTGAGCATCTTATCTGGAATCTGAGTCTTTTCGAGATACATCTTCTTCAACATTCTCATAAACTTATCCGTCGATTTCAGTTCATGTTTAAGTTCTTGAAAATTACCCCACATCTCGGTAGAAATTTGGTGAATGAGAACATACGCGTTCCTTCCCATTCGTCTCTCAGAACCCCCAAGAAGCATGAATGTAGCTGCACTACAACAGGAACCCTGGGCGATGGTATGAATCTTGACACGTGAAGTTTCAAGAACATTCATCATGTTCATACCAGCAAAAATGTCTCCACCTTCACTCATGATGTGAACCCTAATCAGGGGTTCGTACCCAAAGAGTTCAGCTTTCTTTTTAAGAAGTTCAATCTCCAACTTCTTAAATTTTTCAACGAAGTCAAGAGCGTTTTCGCGATCGACATCGGCATAGAAAAGAATCTCGTTTCCGATAACCTTAACACACTCTTCGGATTCGGGCTCTTCATCTTTCGTAGACATTCTTCAATGCTTTCTTTACTCTTGTCACGTCCCTCGATTTTAAGCCATTTCCAACGGCGAGATGATTGATGACATCAAAATCTTGGGGTGTAATTTGATAGTTGACGAGTGGTTCCAAGTCTCCAATTTCTGCGTATTTCTTTAATAGACACAATTCCTCTATACCCAACCCCATCCTCGACTTTCTCCGGATTTCATCAAATTTATGTTTACGCATTTTATAGTTTCCGAATTTTGTCCAACAACTCCCTGGTCGGATCTTATCTTTTATGATCGGTTGACCCAAGGCGGTTTTGGGTATCGTTAAAGCGTGTAATACAAAATACGGCATCAAGTTCCATTCACCATTAGAATACATGTGTGTATCATACATGTCAGCCTCGGAAAAGGCTCGTGAAGCTCTTATAATGTCAACACCTTCGGAGTTTAGATAATTTTCCTGAAAAATATCCCAAATATGTCCATGTTCAGAAATACGATCATAAATTTCTATCGAACCAGGTTCTGATAGAACTTCGGTGATAAAATCTTTTGGACTCCCAAAATCATCCATCTCATCATATCCTTCCAAGTATGTAAAAAAGTTTCGTATGTTTCCTTGTGCTCGTATCGCAGCATTCTCTACTTCAATACCAACCCTGTCTGTCAAAGTTCTCAAAACTTCCGGTTTGTGTTTCGGTATTAAGATTGTTTCGAAATTTGGATACATACACATACTCGTCGTAGTCACCAGAAGAGATCCACGAGAAAGACGATCACCATCTGCGACCTTTTCTATTATGGGTTTGAATATGGGGTCATAGTCTTCTATATACACATGTTTTGTCGATGGTCTTATGAATGGAAGAAAGAGTGATTTACTCTTGAGATGTTCAGGCTGAAGTTCGACATGGCTGAGACCGTGGAGTACCTCTTTAAGAATGTATGACTTTCCAACACCCGATGGACCACAGATGAAAACATTTTTACCCTCACGAATATACTTGCGAATCAGATCGATGTGTTTCGTGTGTATTGTGGTAACTATGGGATCTTTTTTTTGATCAACTATTTTAATGAAAGAATCCATCGATGAACTTACTAATCAGGCCATAGATTTGGTGCTTGAAAATGACGCACTTCATAAACGTGTCGTAGAACCTTTAAAAAGAAAAATTTTACCATACGTTGTCTGTGGTATTGTTACCAATGTGATTATGTTTATTCTTTTGGTGTACCTTGCTCGACGTCTGTCTCTTCTTCCATATCTCCCTCTTCCTCCTCTTCTTCCTCATACTCCTCTTCTTTAGGAGACAGATATTCACCAACCCTTTGGAACACTGTGTCTTTTGTGATGGCTCGGATAGGTTCCACCGTTTTAGGTAGCTTGAGACCAGGTATGGCACGCACAGACAGTATCTCTGGTTTCGTGAAGACACCATCAATCGGGTACTCTTTTTCGAAATTCAGTAGAATCTTTTTTGGGATGGCAGGACACTGCTCTAAAAGACTGTCATATGTCGCTTTACACTCTTCAACGAATTTCAAACCTTCCTTTTTACGTTCTTCACGTGGCAGAGCCAATTGAAGTCTGATATTCCTAGAAAGGCTTCCATGACCTAACGCGGATGTCCTATGATTTTCCATCAATTCATTCACCTTGAGGAACTGCATGATCGTCGCGATGAGACCCGCCACTAGGTTCAGGCCACCAATAATTGATGGCGCCGCAGGTTGAATACTTACAGGTAAGGTTGTTTGGGCAAAGTTCGCAGTACCAGTGATGGTCGATAGAACGATGACGGGTAAATTAAAACGCAGACTCAACTTCTTGTACATGAGGAAGGATCTGTGATGCATATACCTGTAACATGCAGAGGCTTCACCCCATTGACGTAGTATATTCTCGTGGTGTTCATTCCACATTTCTTTCATATTAATTTCTTCTGACATCTTATAATAGATGAACATAATATTCCTTATGCACGTCGTCTTTCTTATCGCAATCTTGATTGTTCCATTCACAAACAATCAGAAAAATCTCGAGTTTTATTCAATGCTGATTCCATTCTTATTTTATCACTGGTCAGTAAACGATGATACATGCGCACTCACACAAGCTGAGATGTTCATGACCGGTAAACACAAAGATGAAACATTCATGGGTCGCTTAGTCGGACCAATTTACAAGATGGAAGATAATGAAGTGAACAAGTTGACTAAGACACTCTTTTTCGCACTTTGGGCATTCGTCCAGTACCGTTTGGGGCATTTTAAAGGATTTTCAGATGATGTGCAGCAAATGCTTAAAGTTATGAAGCTAAAGTAAAATAGTCATGGATACTAAGTTTCGTAACGAGATTGCCCGCTTAAAAAATGCTAAGGAGGTCTACCAGTCTGATTATGTAGCCAACATTGAATCATTCGAGGAGAAGATTGAACGCCTCGATAACCAAATCGAACGCAGTGAATCTGAGGTGAAAAGGGAAATTCTCGAGAGACATAAAAACATTTATCTCCAAGAAATCGAGAAGCTGGATACAACCATCGAAAAAACCACTAGATTTATTGATGACAAGGTTGCAGCCTTGGAAGCAAAGGTGGATGAAATTTCGAAGGAAAAGAAATCGTTTGAGTATAACATCAAGAAACTTGAAGATTCGGTTCAACGGAGAAATACAGTTGACATTTTTGAAATGTTTGAGACTGTCGCGAATGCACTCAAGGTTTTACGAGAGGAGAGAACCTGAACCGATCGAAATGGTGCACACAATTTCTAAAGTTGTGGTACACGATCATACATAACGCATCAGCGATGTCGTGTTTTCTCTCATATGGAATGTCTCCATCGGTATATTTTTCAGCGATAGAGACAGTTCTTTCCTTCCTTTGGTTATAGTCAAGATGTCTTATACCAAAATGTGTATGCATGCTCACAGGTGAAATTAAAGAAACCTTATCTTTGAACATGTAATGTAGAAGTATCTCGATGTTTGTGAAACCCCCGGGTGGTTGCCTCTCTATCAAAATCTTTTCGGCTTTGTCGAATACGTCTCGATGATCTTCAACAAATAAAGGAATGATGTCTACGAAGTCATTTGAGTAGATGTACTTGTAGTCTTCAAGACTGACCTTCTTTATGTATTCCACCTCAATCTTTGGACCCGCGCTTGACTCAGCCAACACAAGACCCATGTTGTGATAACCAATGTCAATCGCCAACACCTTCATGTCTCTAAGTGAAAGATTTTCCTTAACTATAGTAAATGAAGAACAAGACAAAGACTCAACTGTTATGGACGATCCTTGTCGCATTGGTCGTGGTCATTGTGTATCTCATCCAAAATCCCCGAGTTGTCAAGGTTCCAGTGAAAGTTCCTACTATGATGGTACCCCCAAGACCCGTGCGTTCTCAGGAGATTCGGCGCGAACCCGAGTTCAGAGGGCCACCTATCAAGAAATATAAACCTGGTCGTATGCAACAGATGGGTATACTCACTGGGTCCGGTGAAACCCTGCCACTCTATGGTAAGGAAGTTCGTGGTCGCCGTGATCGTTACAACTATTATACAACCACTGGAGGTGAAAACCTGTACCCCATTCCAGTGAGTCACAATGGTCGCGACTGTATGGAAGATATTGGATGCCAAGAGTTATACGGAAATGAAACAGTCTCCGTGACTGGTAAGACTGGTTCATTCGCGGTGAATATGTACAGGACAGACGACTTTTTTTAAACGCGCTTTTTAATGTCTGACACGACACGCGAAGTCGAGGAACTACAACAAGATGAGCAGACGCACGCCATCATCATGAGCGGCGGTGTTTTGATAGGCGATTTCATCAAACCATATGCCACCAACATGGAACATAGGATACTCACGATGTATCCAACGAGCCACTCAGTCTTCATGGGTTTATCATCTCCTTTAAAGAGGTCAGAAATGAAAGGAATCTTGGGTAATCCAAGACCTGGGATCATTTATAATACCTCAACAAAAATTATTTGTAAGATCGTATTCTCTCCTGTGAAATCCCGGTGTCCTCGTAAGTTTCGCCTTTTCAAGTAAAAGTTCCTTAATCGTATCTTCATCGAGATGTTTGAAAAAATCCTTCTTCACCTCGATGTCGTCAAGTTGATGTTTCTCACGATTACTTTGGACATATGGCCAAGTGTGTTTTCTCAATGATGAAACCTCTTCCTCAAGTTGTCTAATCCTCGGTAGTAGAACCTTATGAATAAGTATTTTAAGTTCATGGACTTCACTCATCTTACCCTAATTTCACAATTTATCTTTATACATTGTAAGTATGACACCGGAGAAACGCAGTTTTGTGAAACTGGTCGCACACGGTGTTCGAGACTTGATGGAGTATCTCAGGTGTGATATAAAGATAGGTATCAATCCTCAAACCGATTTAGAAAAGTTTATAAAAAGACAATTGCTCATTAAAAAAAGTGAAAGTGATTATGACTTCTCTGTGGGAAAGTTTAGAATTTCTTTAGATGTGTTGCCTCAGGAACAAATCACAAACTTACTCATTTACCTGGACCAGAGTGGGGTAACTATAGATCGCGCGTTTACGATGGCATCACCGAATCCACTTCTTTTCTCGAAAAGTGATCAGGAATTTGTCAAGTTGATTAATGATGGAGACATCAAGACGTTTTATGATTTTCTTGTGTACTAATATATGCAGTACAAGGACCTGAAAAATAAAGCTAAGAAGCTGGGTCTCCGTGTCACCAAGACTGTCGATGGAAAGCGTGTGAAACTTACCGCGAGAGAACTCCGCTCCAAGATTACTATGAACTTTGAGAACAGCGTCAAGAACGCCCAAAAAGTTATTCGTATCTGTCAAACCGTAGTTGCTCCTATGGCGACACCCAGGTCGCAAGGCGCTCGCGCCCCCCCTCCACCTCCTCCACCCCCTCCACCTAGGAAACCTGTGCTAAACAATAAGCGCGCCAAACTTATGGCTGAGCTCAAGGCGACTCTCGCGAAAAAAGGTCTCCGCCCATAATAAATGCCAGGTGTGAAACAACTTCAGGAAGCGAAGAAAAAGTTGAAGAAGATGCCCAAACCCACGGGGAATAGCCCCAAGATCCCCACTGCTACGTTGTTGCGTCTTATCGCCGCGGATCCTAAGATTAAACGGGATAAGGCGTTCGTGAAACGTGCTTTGGAACTCGCAAAATTAAATAAACGTTAAAGGTATATGAAGCTGAAACTCGGTACAATACTTCTGATGATGTTTTGTTGTTCTTGCTGTTCATCATCCTCTTCAGCCGCCGCCTTCTTCTCTGGTCTAATTCCTAGGACGGGTCCACACTTCTTGAAGGTGTCGGGAATTGGAGAATTCAAGAACCACTCACCCTTTTTAAAGGATGTTGTTAAGAAAAGAACCGATGCTCTGAAAACCAGTAAGGAAAGAGAGTTGGAAATGGACAAAATTATCAAATCAAACCCTAATGATGTTAAGGCATTTTGTGCTACTGCCGAAAAATTTAGAGCTGTTAGAACTACTCCTCCGTATAACCAACCTGGTGATATACTAACCATCAGTGGTATGAAAAAACCTGAGACTGTGGGACAACGTGCATTGGAATCATTTAGTCTTCCAATGACTCTAATTGGATACTCTGCTAGGGAACTTTGTCAAAAGTAACCCCAAACTTCTTGGTGATGATCTTTTTAGCACCCTCGAAAGTTGGATGACCCCAGAGGTACCAGCGGGACCAGAAACCGGCCCTACCGATACCACTCATCTTCCAATCTTCCTTGTCACTCGTTGTCACATCGAGCATCATTTTGTGGATCCGTACTGGATCTCTCTCTGCTATTGTCCTCTTGGGTACTCGACCACCATGTCTGAGTACGTAGGAACGCATACGTGAAGGATTCTTGTGTTTGGTGTAGTCTGAATATCCACTGGCACCAAAGTCAACAGTCCTGCCGTCTTCTAAGACAGCCCTGAACTTTTTCTTACGATCAGGACTTTTTATAATCTTGACGCGCATACTTATCTTTTACTGATAAAATTTACTTGCACGCCATGCAGCCGTAAGCTTCCTTCTTGGGAAGGAAGAAAAGCTGCTCAGGACCACGCTTCACACGGTACATATGGTCGTAGATATGGAGGAGAGCCACGGTGAGCGCGAGGCTGGAGACGACGACACCGTTCATCTTGCGAGCAGACCAGGCATACGCAACAATAGTGGCGACGAGCATGATCTGAACAATGGTGAGAGCAGGCAGCTTGGGCATCACGAAGCGCTTCTCAACAGTCT